GCACGGATAAACAAACATACCTTAATATACAATCAATTAAATTGAACTACCGTTGAATTCAATAGATTGTATAAATGGCGCTAACTTACCGAAGCCCCATGGAGGAGATAATGACTGTTTATGATACAAGCATACAAGGTGCGATTGCAGGCATCTCAGCTAACCACTACAAGGATTGCGAGACCCGAGATTTCAAATTTTTTTGCTATGCCTTGGAACCTGAGGCTAAGAAGAATTTGACCAACGCCGGAATTTATCTCAGTCCTTTTTCCGCTATGCCACATTCGCATCCTGTCTGTAAAACCCTAGAGAATTACTTATTGTATAAAGTACTGCCGTCTGTAGTAGATAATAGTTTTCTTTTTGTAGGTATGAAACAGTTCAAATTAGAGTTGTTAAAAGCTAGAAATAGTAATTTAAGCATGGTCGAAGTGATCAATAGATATGTTACGAGCGCCGACAGGGTGAGATACGATTCCACTTTTGTCATCAGAAGGAGCAAGCCCATCGGGGGGTTGAAAAGGCACGCGCCCGGATTGGAAAGTGCGCCGCTCAAAGAATTAGTGCCCGAAATAATGGCTAGAAGTGCAAAGCATTTATTCCTACATGATGAACTGCACTACTGGTCACATAGGGACTTAATCACAATGTTAGAAGTGCTGAAGCCTGATAAATTATTGGGAACCCTAGTGTACCCGCCTGAACTGCTATGCGGCTCAACTTCTAGCTTGTACCCTTGGTGTTATGATTTTGAAGTGCTTGGGAAAGATTTCTTTTTTTATCCTGATGGAGTGCGATCTGAGGGGTATTTACAGCCCTTGAAGGGTGGCTTCCTACTTAGCACTTCCAAGATTCATCTCTCAACTGGAGAGGTATACTGTGTCGACGTGATACAGAGCAAATTCGCACATCATTTGGTGTGTTTGACTAAAGGGGATGCTATCGCACTCAAGTTTAGATCATTCGGTGAATTTGCTGCAACGGGGTGTAAGGGTTTGAGTCCAATGACTAAAGGTTTGGGTTCATTTATTCCAGTAAGCTATCCGATTATTTCGCGAATATACAGGTATTTGCGATCACTTAAGAAACCCGATGTCCAATCTGCTATGTCTAAATTGAGTCAACTAGTACCTGAGCCTACGGGTATTGAAATCAAATTCATCCAAGACTTTGCCAATTTTGTCATTGAGACGAGTACCATTAATTCGATGATTGTGCCCTCACGTTTAAAGTTATTCATGGGAAAATGGCTCAAAAACCTTCCAGGGTTCATTGCTCAGCGGTTCGAAACAGCACGGGGGGTTTGCCTTGACGATTTTGTTATGAGTATGGCCCCTTACACTTACACGTGTAGATTGACTGAGATTGATTGGAGCACCGAGTATTACCTCGAGTTGGCTGGCAGGTGCGAAGCAGAATTTGAGCAGGACGTACCCGAGAATATGGATCGTAAGTACCTATATGGTCCAGAAGGTGCCAAAGATAGACGAGGAGCGGAACCGTACACCGGCCTTGCAAAATGGGCAGATGGGCGCTCACCTGTAATTTGTGTGCACAAATCGCATTTGACGAGCATGATGGCCCGAAAGACGATCGAGTCTTTCCTCTGTGAACGTGAGCGCAAAGTGAGCAGGAAAAGAGTTGTCGCTGAATTGCGAACTTGGTTGTGTGATATTCGTACAAGCCTCATCTTCCCGATTACTCACACGTTGGAGATGCTGGACGATGTGCTGCAGGTGGACAGCCTTATTAGGAAAATTCTCATGCTGCAACGCAGGAGAGCAAGTTTACTCTTTGTTGATATCGGAGCACTCTGGTTTCTCTCAAATTTCAGAGGTTTTCAACTGAAGCTTACTAATTACTCTGAAGCAAAAGTTTTGCCGCGAGAGGCGGGTGAGCTTTGGGCCGTCGTGGTTGCAGAGATTGGCAATGGAGATTTGCGTAAAGGACTGAAGCGGAAATACTACTACCATGCAAGTGCTCACGCTGGAAAGCAGGGGAGAACACAAGACGCAGTGCAGGAAACTTGGTCCGAGGGAGCGTCAAGCTCATGTGGCGAGTGCAATGTTCAGAAATATGTGAGCTGTGCGTGTGGTGTGACCATGGAATTAAAGAGCCCAGTGGAAACACTGGATCACCTATTTCAAGCACCAGATCCTCTTCGTGGACGGAGGGCAGGTTGGTACTCCAGGGATGGGCATGATTACAACTATACTGGGGCTTCACACAAAAGTCTGGGCTGGGCTGCATGGATGGATGAGTGGCTAAAAGTGCTTGATCTGGACCCTAATTATTATAATAGCTGTCTCTACCAGGTTTATGAGGCGGACGCCACCCTGAATTGGCATTCTGATGATGAAAGTCTCTTTGAGAAGGGTGGGAGAATAGCAACAGTGAATTTATCAGGCAGTGCTGTATTCCATGTCAAATGCATGAACGGGTGCAGAGCTAATGAGTTGGTTGGGTTTGGGGTGTTTGAGATGCCCGCTGATTTCCAAAGCACACACAAACACAAATTGAGCAACCCAAGCAATGGTAGGGAATCTGTCACATTCAGGCGTACAGCACAGCAGAGTGTGACCACGGGGAGCGAGAATTTTAGCAACCATGAGGGTGGCGAAAGCAACCAAGAAGTCGTGGATGTTAGAGTTGCAGATGAGTTTACTATGGGTGTTGAGAGGAGTGATGGCTCTTCTGCGAGTAGCTCTGAGGGTGTTAAGAACGATGAGCTCATTTTCAAAAGGCATTATGCTGGAGTGAATATTGAATCGGGTATATGCCATGATGATCGGATGAAGAAAATCATTAAAGTGCCTGGTGATGGAGATTGCTTCTGGCATTGTGTTTCGAGAGTTATGTCTAATGAGCTGAGACTTACCAAGGAAAAAGCTGGAAGAGTGGATCTGGGCAGTGAGAGCTTAAATGATGCGCTGCAGCACCAAATGGGCGAGCAAGTTTATGCTCAAGATGAAGCAATTGCAGCTACATCTGTTTGCTTTAGCGCCAGAATAAATGTTTACCAACCTGCTGAGTGTGTCTTGACGAAGTTCATACCAACTAGTGGAGTTAAGCACGAAATTAATTTGATTAATGAGTTTGATCACTTCAGTATAGTCGAACCTGCAAATTGTTGTGTACCGCGCGCAATCGCTGCAGCTTACAAGAGATCATTAAGTGAAATACTTGCTGTCATTCGTGAGCATTGTGACGAGTCGGTATCTTCTGAGATCTGGAACGGGGAAGGTGTGAATGAGATGCATATGTTGCTGCTTTTTGAGTGTTTTGACATACGTGCTGATGTTGTTCAGCAAGGAGTCTCTACCGTGTTTAACGAAGCAGGGCGTGTGAGATTTTCTTTCCATTTGGAGGATAAACATCTCACTTTTTTAGAAAAGGATAAACTTGCTAGTGCACCTTCACTCCGATATGAAAGGCCTGAATTGTCTTTGCCATTGGCTTCACAGCACGTACTGGCACAAATTGCCTCAAAATTGACCTACAAGGCAACTGAATTGCGTGCGAAGGTACTAAGTAGGTCTCTATTTGAGGGTACAACCGGGGTTATTAGCTCCAATTTGTTCAATGGGAGACTTGATCTCATGCAGCATGGTGAAACCCCACCCAAGGAGAAATCAAGAGATGTGTACTGCCTCATGGGCACTTTCGGCGCGGGCAAGAGCACCCACTTGGCAAATTTTTTCAAGATGAATAAAGGCAGAATGATAACATATGTTTCACCTCGCAAGGTGTTGGCTGAGGATTTCGAAAAGAGGATTGGTTTGGAGCGTAAAGAAAAGGGGCAGGGAAGAGAGGCCGCGGGCCAAAGGAAAAAACTAGGGCAAGAGCATTGGCGTGTCAAGACGTTTGAGCAAGCGTTGCTAGAGCACACAAAGATAAGGGAAGGATCTTGCTTAATACTTGATGAGATTCAATTGTATCCACCAGGGTATTTGGACCTTATGTGCTACCTAGTTCCTGATCGGACAATCATTGCAGTAGCTGGAGATCCCTGCCAGAGTGACTATGATAATGAGAAAGATCGGTTCATTTTCTCAGCTATGGAGGCGGATTTCATGGTGCTGTTGAAGGATCAGGAGTACAAATACATGGTGAGGAGTTTGCGTTTCCAAAATCAAATTTTTTCTGGAAGATTGCCTAGCAAGCTTTGCATTCCACAATCGGCTGGAGTCATTGAGTACGGTCTGTACACAGGCGTGGAGGCATTCGGGTACGAAGATGTGATTGGCGCACGGAATTACCTCGTCTCTTCTTTTGAAGAGAAGAAAATCATAGAGACGTTCTGTGTCAAGCAAGTGAATGTGTTAACATTTGGGGAAAGCACCGGCATGACATTTGATGGTGTGAATATTGTGTTAACTAGCGCCTCGTTTGGTGCTTCTGAAAGACGCTGGTTGACCGCATTGTCACGCTCAAGGAAAATTATCAATTTCATCAATTTGGGCCACTTTGATTGGAATGCTTTGGCAACTTGTTATAAGGGCAGATTTTTAGCTAGTTTCCTAGCTGGTACGGCCAAAGTGGAGGATTTGTTACAGTACTTGCCAGGTAAACCGATTTTTGTTGATAATCTAGATGGAAAAATTGGCAAGGATGAAGGCATCAAGGAGGAGAAATTGGCTGGAGACCCATGGCTGAAAGGTATGATCGATCTTGGTCAAACTGAGGACATTGAAGAGATTGAACTTGAAGAAGCCATCCTGCAGGAGCCCTGGTTCAAAGTGCACCTGCCTAGAGCAGAGTTAGAATCGATAAGAGCTCGATGGGAGCATAGGTTCAAGGCTAAGGAGCATCGTGAGGTGCGAATGGGCTATTTGGTTTCTGAGCAATTCACAGATGAACATAGCAAGCAAAAGGGGAAAGAGTTGACGAATGCTGCTACGCGATTCGAAGCTATCTACCCAAGGCACAAAGCGAGCGACACTGTGACCTTCATTATGGCTGTGAAGAAGAGACTCAGGTTCTCACAACCTGCAAAAGAAATGGGCAAACTGCTTGAAGCGCGCCTGTATGGTAAATTTTTGCTAGAACAATTCCTCAAACATGTGCCGCTGAAGAAAGCTCACAATCCAGAAATGATGGCACAAGCCAAGGCAGCCTTCGAGTTGAAGAAGACGAGCAAAAGTGCAGCTACAATTGAAAACCACGCAAATAGGTCTTGTAGAGATTGGTTGATAGACGTGGGACTGATCTTTTCGAAGAGCCAACTCTGCACAAAATTTGATAATCGTTTTCGTGATGCTAAAGCTGCTCAAAGCATCGTTTGTTTCCAGCACGAGGTATTATGCCGCTTTGCACCCTATATACGTTACATTGAGATGAAGCTGAACGAGGTTTTACCTGATCGGTTTTACATTCATTCTGGCAAGGGCTTGGAAGAGTTGAATGATTGGGTCTTGAAGCATGATTTCTCGGGTGTGTGTACAGAGTCTGACTATGAAGCATTTGATGCCTCCCAAGATCAATATATCGTTGGTTTTGAGTTGGCAGTAATGGAGTACCTTGGGTTGCCGCGTGACTTGATCAATGACTATATCTACATCAAAACCCATCTTGGCTCGAAACTTGGCAGTTTTGCCATAATGAGATTCTCAGGTGAGGCGAGTACCTTCTTGTTCAATACAATGGCCAACATGCTCTTCACCTTCCTGCGGTATGAAATTCATGGGAATGAGAATATTTGCTTTGCGGGGGATGATATGTGTGCTTCTAAGCGATTGCAGGTCAAGAATATCCATGCCAAGTTCCTATCAAAACTCAAGCTGAAGGCAAAAGTAGATTTCACAAGTCACCCAACTTTTTGCGGTTGGAATTTAACAAAGTATGGCATTTACAAGAAACCACAACTTGTGCTCGAGCGTCTGTGTATTGCGAAGGAGACGAATAATTTGATCAATTGTATTGACAATTATGCCATTGAGGTCTCTTACGCGTACAAGCTGGGTGAGTTAGCTCTGTGCGAGATGAATGAGGAGGAGGCCGAGGCGATGTACAACTGTGTCAGAATCATCGTAAAGAATAAGCATCACTTGAAGTCTTCGATTTCTGACTTATTCCAAGAAATACCATAGAGTTGTGCTCGCTCTGCGGGGGTTATGTGTTAGCTTAGGTAATCTGCTATGTATTTGAAATATATGGATTTGCTTGTTGATGTTGCTTTAGAATTTGGTTTTACTAGAGTGTCTAGTGTTCTTAGAAGCCCTGTGATATTCCATTGCGTGCCTGGTGCTGGGAAATCAACTCTAATTAGAGAGTTGATCAACCGCGATCACCGCTTCATCGCCTTCACTGCCGGTGAGCCTGATCCCCCAAATCTGAGCGGTCGAGCGATCAAAAAATACATAGGTTCAATACCCAAAGATCGTTTTGTTTTGCTCGACGAATATAACGTTCTTGAGTCCATTCCAGACGGTGTCTACGCGTGTTTTGGGGACCCACTGCAGGTGGCTGTTCAGCGAAATCAGGAGGCGCATTTTGTCTGCAACTTTAGCAGAAGATTCGGCTCTGCTACAGCGCAATTCTTGAGAGGACTTGGATTCGAAATTGCGGCTGAGGGGCAGGATACTGTGGAGATTAGAGACATTTACGCGGTGGATCCGAAAGGACAAATTGTGTTCTTCGAGAGGTCTATTGGTTGCTTGCTCAAGGCTCATTCTGTCGAGGCCAAGCATATATCAGAAATCCGGGGTCAAACTTTTGATCACGTGACTTTCGTGACCGAATCCAACGATCCTAGATCTGATTTGCCTTCGGCTTTCCAGTGCTTAACGAGGCATAGGGTGAGTTTGCTTGTGTTGACACCCAATGCCACTTACTCCACCGCCTGATTACACGACTGCTGTGTTAGTTGCTGCTGCAACTTTGGGTGCGACTCTCTTCATCAGTTCTCTAACTAGGAACACCCAGCCACAGGTGGGCGACAATATCCATAGTTTACCACACGGTGGTTATTACAAGGATGGCACCAAAGTAGTGCACTACGGTGCACCAGGCAAGTTCAATTCTGTGGAGTTTTCAAGAGATTGCTATTTCCAACCTTGGTTCGTTATAGTGCTCTTGACTTTCCTAATAATCTTGTCATCCAAGTATAGGGGTCATACGTGTGCTGCATGTCGTTGAACATTAGTCTTTCTCTTCTGCACGTAGGATTAATAGTGTTCACTGTTTTGTGTATTCTAGGTAGTCTCTATTTGAGTCCTAGTGGTAGTCAGTGCGTTATAATAATCACAGGCGAGTCAATCAAGATCTTGAACTGTGAAATGACCCCCGCTTTCCTGGAATATGCCAAGGGTCTTCATGTCGAGAGAATTTGATTCGCTTTAGGTTTACAGCAGTTGAGCGTCTTAATATTAGTCGATCAAATAAAATGCCTCCAAAACCAGATCCGCAAAGTTCAGAGGAGCAAAATGCTGCCGCTATTGCTAAAGCTCTCGAAGAAGAAAGGCTTGCCCTAGAGCGAGCTGAAGCAGCCAGGGCAGCGCAGCTACCTAGGCCAGCTAGCGGAAACCAGAATAGAGACCATAGGCGTGCCGTGGGTGTACCACGTGAGGGTGAGGATGAGCGCATAGAGCAAAGGCTTGATGCACTAAGGCAAATGCTGAGGGCTGAAAGGGGCAATATTTCTGTAACCAATGCTAGTTTTGAACGAGGGCGTCCTGCCCTCACGCCCACTCCGGATATGCGCGGCGATCCAAGCAACCCTTATAGCAGACCAAGTACTGACTTACTATGGTCAATAAAGCCAAAGCCTAGGTCGGACAACATGGCCACTTCTGAGGACATTATGCGGATATCTACCCAGCTTGAGGGTTTGGGGGTCCCTACTGAGCATGTGAGCAAAGTTATTCTGCAGGCTGTCTTCTACTGTGCCGACAAGAGCAGCTCGAGTTACCAAGATCCACAGGGGACTTTTGAATTTCCAGGAGGTGCAATCATGGTTGACGATGTCGTGGGAACTATCAATAGCATCTGCACCCTGAGGAAGGTCTGTAGGCTGTATGCTGCCGTGGTTTGGAATTACATGCACATTCATGATAAACCACCTGCTGACTGGAGAGCTATGGGTTTCAACTATAACACCCGATATGCGGCCTTTGACTTCTTCGACTACGTCGAGAACGAAGCTGCAATCAAGCCTGCAGGTGGAATCGTGCCTAGGCCCACAGATGCTGAATATATTGCATTCCACACTTACAAGCAGCTCGCTCTGGATCGGGCTAACAACAATGCGACTTATGCCAACTTGGATGTAGCAGTGACTGGGGGGCGCACCGGGCCTTTGATCGAACGTAATTTAAATAATGCTAATAATCGTAAGCAATGAATGCAGAACAGTCTGCAGTTTGTGAGATTTTAATAAGTGTGTTTGAAGCTCATGGAGCGTGTGTGCCGTTGGCCATTTGTGAAAATATTTGCCGTAGGGCATTTCCTTTCTACCCTGGGGGCGGTCGCTCTTCCTATGCCAGGAAGAGACGAGCACTCTCAATTGGGAGATGTCATCGGTGCTATAGGGTTTGGCCACCCTTTTATTATACTACTCGGTGTGATAATAAGACCTGTGTATCAGGTATTAGTCTTAACAAAAAAGTTCAGGATTTTATCCTATGGGGAGTAACTGAGGTGATACCCCACCCAGGATTTAATTTCTGAGGTTGCATATAAAGCCTAAATAATATATAAGTGTGCACCTATAAAAAAAGTAAGTTTTAAATATTTTTCCTT